AAGTATTGTTCACAGGATTTGGTACTGCACCTACTAAAGGTGAAGGTGCCGCTGTATCCTATGACGATGCACAAGAGAGCTACACTGCTCGCTACACACACGAAACCATTGCTTTGGCCTTTGCGGTTACTGAAGAAGCAATGGAAGACAATCTGTACGATACCTTTGCGAAGCTTCGTGCAAGGGGTCTAGCTCGTGCAATGGCGAACACCAAGCAAGTAAAAGCTGCAGACGTTTTCAATAACGGCTTCAACTCTACTTACGTAGGTGGTGATGGTGTAGAATTGTTCTCTGCTTCACACGCAACCATTGGTGCTGGTAATCAGTCCAACTACATTGGTGCTACTGACTTGTCAGAAGCTGCCCTTGAAGCTGCACTGATTCAGGTTTCAAAAGCTAAAGATGATCGTGGTATTCTGATTGGTTTGCAAGCTAAGTCTTTGCATATTCCTTCAGACCTCGCATTTACTGCTGACCAGATCCTGAACAGCACAATGTCAACTGCTACCGCTACCTTTGGTACAGACGGTATCACACAGACAAACGACATCAACTCAATCCGGAATCAGGGTCTTGTACCTGGTGGCTTCTACGTGAACCGCCGCTTTACAGATACTGATGCTTGGTTCATTAAGACTGATTGTCCTAACGGTGCCAAGATGTTTGTTCGTGCGCCTCTACAAACCAAGATGGAGCCAGACTTCGACACTGGCAACCTTCGGTTTAAGGCTCGTGAGCGTTACAGCTTCGGTTGGTCAGACTGGCGTGGCTTCTACGGTTCAGAAGGCTAATAAATAAAAAAGTAAAAATTAGAGGGGTGTGGCTTTCATATCCCTCTTTTTTTGTGTATAATATAGTCAATAGTCCATAAATAACTAACTAATTAACAATGAGGAAAAAATGGCTACAAATATTAGACAAGGTTTTGTTACTGGTAGCGGTGCCGTATTAGATACGACAAAAGCTACTACAGTAACTGACACACGTATTAAGGGAATTACATATTCTGGTATAGGAACATTTACTATTACTGGAAGTCAAACAGATGCATACGGAAACACCAATGGTAACAATATTAAATTTGTTGCAACAACCGTTGTAGATGCAGGCGATATTATGATTCCTGATTTTGGTATCAAGGTATACGGTCCTGTGAAAGTTTCTGCTCCTTCATCTGCAGCAACAGTAGCAATTTATTATGGCTAGTTATACTTATCTCGTAGACGATATTACTGAAGCCTGTGAAAACGATGGCACAGAATTCCAGACCTATATTCCTAAGATGGTTAATAGGGCTGAAGAACGTATGACACGTGATCTAGATGATTACGGTCTGGTTACTTATACCTCAGTTGCAATCTCTGCAGACAACAACATTGTTACACTTCCTGCCGGAACTCGTGTTATTAAAAACTTTACAGTAACACTGGGAGCATCTGGCAAATCCCCTATATTACAAAGAACCGATGAGTTTATTAATGACTACTGGCCTATTGCTACTAGTACAACAGACATTCCGGTTTACTATGCACGTAGAGACAATACAACAATTATGATTGCACCGACAACTAATCAAACCTATGATGCCGAGATTGTTCATGTTGATAAACCAGTAGCTTTAACTACAGCCACACCTAATAATTATTTTTCAGATTTTTGCTATGATGCTTTATTTAATGCTTCAATGGTAGAGGCTATGATATTTATGAAAGACTATCCAACAGCGCAGTTGTTTGAACAACGCTACGCTCAATCATTACAGACATTACAAAATCAGGCAAGACGTACTCGTAGAGATGATATGGAAATGCCAGCAAGTCCTGCAGGTGCAGACAATAATTTACGAATAGGAGCAAACTAAAATGTTTATGAAAAAAGGTGTTAAGAAAGCAGAAGAAATGGATGCTATAAGTAAAGCTAGAGGTATACCTAAAGATATGGTGAAGCGTTTAACTAGCATGGCTGGTGGTAAAGGTGGTGCAATGGGTAAGCTTGCTTCTTCAAGTGGTTCCGGTGTTGGTATGATGGAAATGTTAGATAAGCTACCACCTGATATAAAAAATAAATTAATGGCAGATCGTGCATCAAAGGTAGCTATTAAAAAGGGTGGTAAAGTTTCTAAAGCTAAACCTATGAAAGCTAAAGCTAAACCCATGAAGGCTAAAGCTAAACCAATGAAGGCTAAAACTAAATCAACAAAGACTGTTAAGAAACAATCAGGTCATAACAGATTATACTAAGGAGCAAACTAAAATGGCTAATTATAAAATTAAAAGTGGTGACACAGTATCACAGATTGCAAAACGTATGGGTGTACGTATTCAAGATATTGTTGCCGCTAATCCAAATCTTAAAGATGTAAATAAAATCCGTGTAGGACAATCGTTAAATATTCCTGCAGCTAAAAAGGGTGATAATAAAGGATCACAAGGTCCATATGGTCGTACCTCTCAAGTTGAAATGAATATGATGAACCGTAAGGACGATAGCTATACACGTGGTGTTCGTGCTAAAATGAAAGCGGGTGCAGAGACTTCAGCAACTCCTAAAAAAGCTAAAGCAACTAAGGCAGCTAAAAGTTCTGCTACACCTGGTATGGCAAAAGCAAAAGCTATGATGTCATTACCAAAATCTAAGCCAGATATGAAAGCTAAAGCTGCTAAGTCTAAAGCTGCTAAGTCTGGTTCAATTAAACCAGCTACTAAGGCTATGAATAAAAAACTTGACGAGATGCGGTCACGCTTTAGCAATAAGTCTTACGGTGGTAAGATGGTTAAACGTGCTGGTGGCGGCGGTATGGGTTGTGGTGCGGCTATGAAAGGCTTTGGCGCAGTAAGGAAATCATAATGGCTAAGAAAAAAGCAAAAGCAAAAGTAAAAGAAATTGATGAGCTTGCGGATTTTTTTGAAGATAATCCTATTTATGATGACGATGATATGTTTGATGACAACATACCACCTGAAGATAGAAATTATAAAAAGGGTGGTAAGATCGGTTGTGTAGCTCGTCAGGTAAAAGGTTTTGGTAAAGCTCGTAGAAAATCACAAAGGCCATAGTAATGCCACTTAAATCAGGTAAGTCACCTAAAACAATTAGTCGTAATATACGTACTGAAGTAGCTGCAGGTAAACCACGTAAACAGGCTATTGCCATTGCCCTGTCTAAAGCTGGTAAATCTAAAACTACTGCTACGGCTAAGTTAGGTGGAAGACCTATTAAGCCTAAAAATAAATCTACTGTTAACAAAGCTGGTAACTATACTAAACCTACTATGCGTAAACGGTTGTTTGAAAAAATTAAATCAGGCACTAAAGGCGGTGCGGCTGGTCAATGGTCAGCACGTAAAGCACAACTACTAGCTTCTGAATATAAAAAAGCAGGAGGGGGTTATAAAACTTAATGGAAAACCTAAAACTACCTATAGCCCTTGTTATTGCAATGGTGTTACAAATTTCTGGAGGTGTCTGGTGGGTTAGCCAACAGGCACAAACAGTATCACAGCTTGAAGAAACAGTTAAACAAATGTCTAGCCGCATGGCTATTGAAGAAAACGTAAATATGAAACGTGACATTATGCGTAATAACGAAGCTATCGAAGGTTTGTTTGAAGCCGCTAACAGTAACAGTATGCACATGGATAAGATAGTTGATTTGTTACGGCGTGTGTCTGTTCTTGAAACTGATATGAAGTATCTAACAGGCGGTAAATGATTGAGTTTGTTCTTGTTGTTTATATGGGAGCAACATTAATAGACCAGACCCAAAGATTTAAAGATGTAGACAGGTGTCTTTACTTTGCAGAAAGACTATCCAAACAAAGAACAGTGCCTATAGGAGATGGTAAAAGAATTAGTATAACAGCAGTATGTAAGCCAATAAGAAAGTAGGATAGCTATGATTGCAGAAACATTGGCAGGTATTGCACTTGTAAAACAAAGTGTAGACTTTATTAAAACACATATTAATACTGCAAAAGATGTAGGAGAACTCGCATCACAGATTGATGGTTTATTTCGTGGTGAACAAGAAGTACAAAAGGCAAGAGGTAAAAAATCAGGTGTAGGATTAGTTGATCAGTTTGGTGTTCAGTCAGTAGCTAAAGAAATGATTGATGCCAAACTTGCTCAAGAAAAACTGCAGGAAGTTGCTTCTATGATTGATATGCGGTTTGGTCACGGAACTTGGAAAAGCATTGTTGATGAACGTGCTAAAAGAATACAAGAGGCTAAAGAAGCAGAACTTCAGGCTAAACGACAAGCAAGACAAGCACATGAAGAAATGATGGACAACATAAGAAACATTTCTATTGTTAGTATTATTGTTGGTACACTCGTAGGTTTATTGTTTTTAGCTATAGTTCTTTTTCCTAGAGCTGCTTACTAAATGATTGTATATATAAATATAAGGTGATATAATAAGGAATGTTAAATGGGATTAGCTGCATCGCAAAAAAGTTTAAAGAGATGGACAAAACAAAAGTGGAAAACCAAGAGTGGTAAACCGTCCACGCAGGGTTCAAAAGCAACAGGTGAGCGTTACTTACCAGAAAAAGCTATCAAGGCGTTATCCGCAAAAGAGTACGCTAAGACTTCGGCAGCTAAAAGAAAAGGACGCAAAGCTGGAAAGCAACATGTTAAACAACCTAAAGCTATAGCTAAAAAAGTTAGAAAATATAGGAAAGCATAATGACAGTAGGAAAGTATCCAGGCGTTAAACGCTTACCATCAGGAGGAATTGAGTATCGTGGTAAAAAATTTGCTGGCTTTAATAAGCCTAGAAAATCTGATAGAGCAGGTAAAAAGGGCATGGTCCTGGCTAAAGAAGGTGACAAAGTTAGACTTATACATTATGGCGATTCGTCTATGGGTCACAACTACTCCGATACTGCTCGCCGTTCATTTAAAAGTCGCCATGCAAAAAACATTGCAAAGGGTAAAATGTCTGCTGCATACTGGGCTGACAAAGCTTTGTGGACTAAAGGTGGTTCTAAAAAATCTCCTCCAAAAAGTCAGAAACATAAAAAATATGGTAAAGCGTAAGGGAGATTAAAATGCAGTCACCAGATGATATGATGCTTGAAGGACCACAAGGAACACGAAAACCTAAAAAGTCTATGAATGATATGACTGCTTCAGAGTTTTCTAAATGGTCACACAAAGAAGCATCTAAAAAAGGATTAAGCGAAAGCCAATGGGATTCTAAGTATGGAGCAACCTACCGTAAAAAACTAAAGGCTGAAGGTACAACAACTAAAAAGTATGGCGGTAAGATTGCAAAACGTAAAACAGTCAAGAGTGTTTCTGGACATAACAGGCTCTATTAAGAATGGCTATAGGGCGTGGAAAAATTGGTCAACAAATTATGAAGCCAGGATCGACAAGGAAATTGACGAAGACTTCTGGACGAATGAGTGGCAAAAGGAATACAGCCCGATCAAAGCAGAGAAAGAATAGGTTATATTAGATGGCTACTTCAGGTACTTTTAATTTTAATATGGACATTGACGAAGTAATCCAAGAAGCTTTGGAGATGATTGGTGGTGAGCAAACACTAGGTCATGAGCCTAAGTCTGCTAGGCGTTCTATTAACTTACTTCTTCAGGATTGGCAGAACCGTGGTGTTATGCTTTGGACTGCTAATACTTCTGTAGTTACTCTTGCAACAAGTGTGACTACCTTTAGTCTTGCGTCTGCTACTATTGACGTGCTTGAAGCTGTAGTTAATCGTAGTGGTACCGATACTCAACTAGAACGTATTTCAATGCAAGAGTATTTAAAGATCCCTAATAAAAGTCAAGTAGGTAGACCTACGCAATATGCTGTACGTCACACTCGTACTAATCCTGTTATTAATCTTTGGCCTATTCCTGAAAACTCAACAGACGAAGTTAAGCTTGAGCTTGTTCGTTACATGGAAGATGTTGACAAGTCAGCCACTCAAAATGCTGACATATCTCGTAGGTTCCTTCCTTGTCTTACGGCAGGTCTTGCATACTTTATGGGAATGAAACGTCCTGGAGTTGATGGTAATCGCATTCAAATAGTTAAACAAGAATATGAAGAAAGACTGGCACGTGCTATGGAAGAAGATAGAGAACGTGTAAGTATTTTCATTAAACCAAGGGTTATGGTATAATGCCTTCTAGGAAGAATGTATATGGGCTTTGTGATGTATGTGGATTTAGATATAAACTAAACCAGCTAAAGAAAAACAGTTATGGATTGATGGTTTGTAATAATGATTTTGATGCTGGGTATGATTTAAAAAACCATCCTCAGAATAAATCAGCACGAATAGATGAAAGATATATGATCAAGGATATTCGTCCTGACCCTAATAATGACCGTAATGGTGCTTGGGTCGCACAAACCACAGCATTTAATGCAACCCTTCAATATTGGAATTTGATATAATGGCAGATTTAACAGGACAATTAATAGCTAATAGTTATAGAAATCTTTTACAGGCTCCCGGTACTAATGGTGGTATTGGAAGCGGTCAATCTGTTACTGTTGAAGACGGTGCAGGTGTTCCTTCGGGGCTTGCTCTATCTACAAACGGAGTAGGTTTGTCAGGTAATATTACTATTCAAGGTAGTTTGTTTACAGGAACAGGCGCACAGTTAAATACTGCAGTAGCTAATGCAGGTACGCTTGTTAATGGTATAGTTGCTCAGAATGGCGCACAATCATTTGGACGTACTCTTACAGGAACTGCAGGCGTAACAATTACTAATGCTGACGGTGGTGCGGGTAATCCTACATTTGCTTTGGTAAACACTTCTGTATCTGCAGGTGTATATGGTCCAATGAGTACTATAACAGTTGATGCACAAGGACGTATTACAGACGTTACGGCTACTAATACTGTATCAGCTAATTCATTTGTAGGCGGTACATTTAGTGGTTCTTCATTATATGTAGAAAATAATGTATCAGTAAGTGGTTCGTTAAATGTGGCAGGTGCAGTAAGTATTGCAGGTGCTGTCCATATTGATGGTGCTACTTCTGTTTCAAATGATTTAAACATTGCTGGTACATTTACAGCGGCAGGTCCTGTCAATGCTAAAAATGTAA